AAATTGACCCCTAATCTTTTCTGTTCTTTAGATAATACTCTGCGAATAGTTGTTCCTTTTTTATCGCCAGTTTTTCTTAAACTAGCTGTTTTAACATCGACTAAAAGAATTTCTGCTGTTTCTGGATTAATAGCGACTAGGTCAACAGCAGATTGAACTGATTTCTTTGTATAAACAAAATATCCTGCTCTCGTAAGATAGTATTCAGCAATAAGTTCAGACGCTACGCCTTTTTGCTGTTTTTCGTCCATATAGACAACTTTCTATAATGTTTGATAATTGGTTGCATCTACACAGGCAAATCTGTATTTACGAATATCATATTCTTTCATTAAGAAGTGTAGTTTAGTTCCTTGATTTTGGCAATCTTCTAAAGACTTATGCTTTTCATTAACAGAGATACAAACTGAATTGTAGCAAAAATATCCCACAAGGAATATTGCCTTTAAAGTCACTTAATGACACCTAGTAATTTGACAAATCCCACAAGAATAGCAGTGACTGTTCCAATCACGACTAATACCTTTAATCCGCCTTTGGCATATTTAATTGAAGTATCTAAATCTTCTATTTTTCTATTAGCGTTAGCTAATCCTTCTTGAAGATTATCTATCTTTTCTTCCATAACGGTTAGTTTGGTAATAAGCACTTCTACCTTTTCACCAATCTCTAACTTCGTCATATTAGCCATTATGCACCTAGTTCGCCTAACTTCACTTGTGCTTGTTTGTCAAATGCTTCTATTAATTCTTTATCCTTCTTAATCTTTTCTTGATAGTCAGCTAATTCTTTTTGTGTTTTAATCACATCTTCAAAGGTCATTGTCATCATTTGCTTTCTAACTTCCGCATTTCTTTCGTGTGCTTTTTCTAATCTATCTAATAAGAATTTATTATGTTCTCTTAATTCTCTAACTTCTTTTTTAACTTCTCTTAATTGTTTTTGTAGTTCTTTTTCTGTAGCCATAACGCCCCCTTAATTTGTTCTTGCGTCTACATCTAATAGCCAAGATATTCGGTCTATTTGTTTCTGCATTTTATCATAATCTTTGTGCATTTCCATAATGCGTTGCATATCTCTTTCATTGTTGGCTATTCTACTATCCATTTTAGATATAAACCAAACTAGCGATACTGATTGAATGACTATTGCTAGAATAATTCCTATAGTTTTGCTATCTAAGTTCATTATGGTTTAGTTGGAAATACGACTGCGTTTACTTCTTCAACAGTAGTCAATCCATTAGTTATATCTCTTAGTGCCTGTCTGTAATCTTTAAATGCAGTAGATAGATTTGTGCCTTTTTCTTTAGCCATAATGACTTCCCAATCACTACTAGCTAATAATCTATTTCTTTTTGTTCTTAGGTCAGCTATTGCTCTATCAAAAGCACCATTTAACCATTCTTGTTCTTCTAGTTGTCTTTGTGCTATTTCTTCATCTGTTAAAGGAACTTGTATTCCATTAACTAATTTATGTGGTGTTGCCATTGTTTAATCCTTTCTTTTGTTTTTATATTGTAAATCATTAAGCAAGTCCATAAAGAGATATTGTACCATCATCAATGTTGCCACTAGCAAATTTAAAATCAATAGCATCAATCGCTGATGTAGTGTTGAAATATCCTGCTATGTAAGTATTCATTACACCACTTGCCGCCCAACTATTTGAATTGACACTAAGAAAGTGTTTTACATAAGTTGTTGATGAGGGGTTAAATAACCATAATTCGCCTGAAGTATTTTCATCAGCATCTGAACCTGAACCTCTAGTTAAATCTTGATAACCAGTTCCTTGTGCTAAATCATTAACTGTTCTATATCCCAAAGCAGTATTAGCATCCGCTTCATCGTGAGCGGCATCAAAAAAAGTTGATGTTGTAGTCACTCCATAAGAACTACCACCATTGGTACTTGCTTGAAATTCAAATGTAACATTATCTGTTTGTTGATGAATATTCTTATAAACAAACTTATATGCTTTATAGGTACTATCTAAAACAACACCATTACTTCCATTAACAAAAGATATTGATGCACTCGCACTAGCAGTAATTGATTTAATTAAGATTAAACTTCCACTAGGATTACTAGCAGGAAATGTAAAATCATATTTTAAGTTTCCATATGTACTCATTATGCTATCCCATACATTTGAATTATTCCGTCATCAATGTTGCCACCACTCATTTTAAAGTCTATAGCATTGATTGCTGAAGTTGTATTTGCATATCCTGCATTGAACCAATGCCAAACATAATCAATATGAGCATAATTATGACTTTCTGTCATATAATGTTTTACATAAGTTGTAGAACTAGGATTGAATAACCATAAGTAAGCAACACCAGATTGGTCATTGTCATTTCCCCAGTTATTACTAAAATTTTCATAACTTGTAGATTGTGCCAAATCTTGTGATGTTTGATATCCTAAAGCAGTTCCCCCATCCGCTTCAGCGTGTTGAGCATTAAAAGCAGTAGAGGTTTTAGTCACATTATAATTACTGCCACCATCTGTTGAAAAATTAAATAAAAATTCTACTCCATCAGCAGAGGGGTGAATATCAATAAACTTAAAATAATAAGTTCTATAAGTGCTATCAATTCCACTTGTAAATGAAATAGAAGCACTAGCACTAGCAGTTTGTTCAGATATTAAAGTCATAGCACCAAATGTTCCTGCAGGTGGTGTAAAATCATATTTTATTGCATTGTATGTACTCATTGAGATACTCCAAATATTTGAATAGTGCCGTCATCTATGTTGCCACTAGACATTTGAAATCTTACTGCATCAACTGCTGATGTGGTATTAAAATAACCTGCAACAAATGTATTCATTGTTGCATCATCTTTTTGTGAATAATTAGTTTTTGATATGAAATGTTTAACATATGTAGTAGATGAAGGATTAAATAATTTTAATATTCCCGAAATACTTTGGTCATTATCATTACCAATACCTGCAGTGTTTAAAGGTTGAAATGATGTAGATTGTGCTAAATCTTTTGCAGATACATACCTAAATAAAGTTGAAACACCAGATTCATCGTGATAAGAATCAAAAGCAGTAGTAGTTTTAGTGATATTATAATTACTTCCACCATCTGTACTTCCATTAAAAGTAAAATCAACATCATCAGTAGCAGGGTGACAATTATTAAAAATAAACCAATACTCATCATAGGTACTGTCTATTCCTGTGGTAAATGAAATTGATGCTGATGCTGATGCAGTTTGAGTAGATAATAATTTTAAACTACCTACATTAGCATAATCCACATTATACCGAATGGCATTATAAGTGGACATATCTTATTTCTCTTTCAGTAGCCACCCTTGAGTATCATCTACAAATACTAGGGTTAAACCTGCTCTTTCAGTAGCAACAGTTAAATCAGAAGCATCACCTTGAATGGGTTTGCCATTTCTTCCTATGGTTAAATTGTTTGTATCAAATGTTCCTGCATAATCTATAAATGCAATTTCATCACCTAGTGTGGGTGAAGAAGGTAAAGTAGCAGTAATTGCACCACTTGTTGTATTGACAAAATATCCTTCACTAGCTGATGCGTTAAAACTTGCTGTCTTGACTGCTTGCCAAGAAATACCACCACCTGCACTAGATGATGTATTTCCTGTTGTATCTATTTCAGCAATAGAAATGTCATCAGTTCCATCAAATATGTAAACATTCCAAGTTGGGTCAGCAGAATTATCTACCCAAATAGTTCCTGCCACTGCTGATGTTGGTCTAGTAGAACTTATGTTAGTTGTATTAATTGCAGTTAGAACATTATTTAAATCACTTCTAAATGCAGGGAATCCTTGATTAGCTATATTATAATCGTGAGTTGCCATTTATTACCTTTTAATATCCTTTCGCAATATAGTCAAATGTTTTACTTATTGCAGTGCCACCACTGTTCTTAAATGTTATATCAAATCCACTTGTTGATTTACTAGTTATTTCATAAAAATCACCTGTTGCCAACCCTTGTGCTGAAACACCAATCGCAGGTGTTGATATAAACACAGGACTGAAAGTTATGGACTTAGTTCCTGCACCAGATACAACATCATTTTCTGATATTAATCTTTGTGGCATATCAGCAGTCACAGATAATTGACTAACAATCGGTGTTGCTGAATTGTTTAAACTTTCCATAAACAATCTAAATTTAAAATATCTACCAGAATAATCACCTACATTGAAATTTCTAAATGAAGTATAAGTCACATTATCATCTGATACTGCAATCTCTAAATGACTTGACGCATTAGCACTATCATCACCGTCAAAGTTAGACGCTTGGTCATCAAATAATCCTAAAATGTTATCAAATAATCTATCTCTATCAGTAGCAGTTTGCGTAATGTTTCCTGTTAATCTTGTGGTTTGAATACTTCCTAAATCAATTAAATTAGCAAATTCATAAGTTCCACTAGATAAAACATTGTCATTAATTGTACCACCGTCAAAATTTCTTGCGGTTATATCATCAAAATTATCTGTGGTATTATCATCAAATTGTTCAATGGTATCTAAGATTAAAGTGTTATCTACTGCAACAGTGTTATTTTTAACACCTGTAAAATTTGGGTGTTCTGTAGAAGTTCCTGCATTTTGAAAATCACCAATAGATATAATGTTAGTCGTAATGATTGCTTCATTAGATGAGAAGTTGCCAAGTTTATCTACTGCTTTGATTAGATAACTTCCTGTTCTAGCAGGTACGGTAATTGATGTTGCAGGTCTTGATACTCTTGAAACTAAAGTAAAACTATTTTGCCATTCTGGATTGACTGTTTCAGTAGTGAAATTGATAACATAATAATTAAGGTCGGCATCTGGAATACTTTCCCAACTAAGATGTGCATCACTACCTACAATATTAATTGCAAAATCTTGAACATCGCTCGGTGGTTCAATTTCACCCACAATATCTCTAGTGGCAGTGACTGATGTACTTTCAACACCAAGTGAATTTATTGCCTTAACTCTGACTGTATAGTTATCACCAGATATAACATTCAAGACTCTATGAAATAAATCTACTGTACCTCTACTATGAACAATAAAATTACTATCATCAGTTCTTTTATATTCTACTTGATATTCTCTAACAAATTGGTCTGGTGATGCACCAATCGTTATATTCATAGCCACAATTACTGTTCCGTCATTGTATTGGATAAGTTCATCATCAAGAGTTATTGAAGAAGGTGGTTGAACTGTAAAAGGATTAGGGAATGAAGTGTCTGGAATAACTGCGACTTGGTTTTTTTCAGTAAAGGTGTACCAACTATTTTGATGCTCA